GACCCAAACGCTTAGTGAACAACGCCGCGCTGTGGAAGCAGAACGGTCGAAAATTGACGAAGCAAACAAGTTAAGAGATCAGTATGCTCAACGCTTGCAGATGATGGAACAATTCCTAAGTCAGCAATCGAAGGGTGAGAACTTGGAGGCTCTAAAGGAAAGTGACCCTATTGGGTACGCAGTCAAGGTAGCAGAACAGCAGCAACGCAAGGAACAACTTGCGGTTTTGAAGGCAGAACAGCAACGCATTGCCCAACAGCAACAAGCCGAGCATTCTGAAAAACTACAAAGCCACATTGCTCAAGAAAGCCAAAAACTTTCTTCATCTATACCGGGATACGCAGACCCAAAGATTGGCGACCAAATCCGCAAGGATATTCGGGACTACGCCAAATCAATCGGGTGGACAGACCAAGAGTTAGCCAATGTCTATGATTCTCGCGCTGTACTGAGTTTGTTTCATGGCATGAAGTACGCTGCATTGCAAAAGGGCAAGCCGGAGTTATCCAAAAGGGTAGCCGAAGCACCCCGAATGATGAGAAGCGGAGTGTCTGCGCCAAGAGACAATCAAGAACAGCACAAAAAAGCAGTAGCGCAGTTGCGGAAGACCGGAAAAGTCCGAGACGCTGCAAGTGCGTTTGAACGGTTCGTTTAATTCAAGGATTCAATCATGGCAACTTATCAAACCTACACCTCTATCGGTCAACGCGAAGACTTGTCCGATGTGATCTACTCGATCTCCCCCACCGACACGCCTTTTATGTCGTCCATCGGTAAGGGCAAAGCAACCGCTACCAATCACGAATGGCAAACCGATGCTCTCGCATCTGCCGTTTTGACCAATGCAGCAGTCGAAGGCGATACCGCAAGCGATGCCACCATTGGCGTGACCACCCGTGTCGGCAACAAGACTCAGATCAGCCAAAAGACCGTGAAAATCTCCGGCACTTTGGAAGCTGTGGACAAAGCTGGTCGTAAGTCTGAGAAGGCTTACCAACTGGCTAAAGCCTCTGCTGAGATCAAGCGCGACATGGAAACCACCCTCTTGTCGAACCAAGCAAGCACTAACGGTTCTTCTAGCTCTGCTCGCAAATTGGGCGGCTTGCAATGCTGGTTGGCTACCAATGGCGACTTTGGTACTTCCGGCTCTGCTGGATCTCTCGGCACGAATCAGCGTACCAATGGCACGAACCGCACCTTTGATGAGGCCACTCTGAAAACTGTGGTCAAAGAGGTGTATTCGTCCGGTGGCAATCCCAAAGTGTTGATGGTGAACCCTGCTCACAAGCAATTGGTTTCCACCTTCACGGGTATCGCTGCACAGCGTTTCATGGCCCCAAGCGATGCACCCACCACCATCATCGGTGCTGCTGATGTGTATCTGAGCGACTTCGGCACGATCTCGGTCGTTCCCAACCGCTTCATGACCTCTACCAACACTTGCGATGAAGCTGCATTCGTGTTGGATACGGACATGGCATCTGTGGCTTATCTGCGCCCCTTCCAAACCAACGAGTTGGCTAAGACGGGCGATGCGGAAGTTACTCAGTTGCTGGTGGAATACACCTTGCAAGTGAACAACGAAGCTGCACACGGCATCATCGCTGACTTGACTCCCTAAGAGTGAATGCCCCCATGTTTAACCGCATGGGGGTTTTTCTATGAATCAGTTTCGTCAATCTGTTGCCCACGCCGATGGCGAAGGCGGCATCATCGTTGAGACACGCCAAGACATAACGGCAAACATCGAGCAAAATCTAAAGGAATTCAATTCCTACGATGAGCGCGCAAGATGGTCGGATGATATGTTTGGCAATAAGGTTGCTTCAATCCCTTTAACAGTGATTGACGATCTAAACGCAAAAGGCATCATGAGAGGCTTTGCGGTAGTGGATGAAAAGAAATTCAAAGAATTCCTAAACAGTCCGGACAATCGTTTTTTCAGAACTAGACCGGGGCGAGTATGAGCATTGCGACATTCTCTGAACTCAGTACAGCGGTTGCCAATTATTTGGCCCGTAGTGACTTGACCGATCAGATTCCCGACTTCATTCGGTTTGCAGAACTGAGGCTTCGCAGAGAACTCCGCATTCGGCAAATGCTCAAATCAGTAACCACCACTACGACTAGTGGGGATGGAACGGTAGAAATACCGTCAGACTTTCTTGAGGCTAGAGACTTCTATGTAACGGGGAACCCTCCGCAACCATTGACCTATCTGTCTCCATCGGTGTTCATTCGGAACACAGATTCTCATGTTCGCGGTAAACCGTTGAACTACACAATTTTGGCGACTGAGTTTCAGTTAGCCCCAATGCCGGACAACACATATACGGTTCAACTGCTGTATTACTCTGCTCCGACATTCCTATCAAGCGGAAATTCAAGTAATGCGTTTATGGCTAACTCTCCCGATGCTTTGCTTTATGCGGCATTGTTGGAAGCAGAACCATACATCATGAACGATGCACGAATTCAGACATGGGCTACCATGTATCAAAGGGCAATCGACACATTGGTTAGATCGGATGAATCTGCTCAATACTCGGGTGTTCCACTCGCAATGACTTTATCAAAGAGGTAAAAAATGGCTGCAATGTCTAACTATCTTGAGAATGCTCTAATCAATGAAGTTCTCCGCGCAACTGGCTACACAGCACCTTCAACTGTCTATGTTGCACTGTTTACGAGTGACCCTACAGATGCTGGTAGTGGTACTGAGTGCAGTGGTACATCTTACGCTCGTCAGTCTGCTACTTTTGCTGCTCCCTCTAATGGTGCTTCTAGCACTAGTGCAGATATTAATTTCCCGCAAGCTGGAGGTTCATGGGGAACCATCACCCACTTCGGTATTTTTGACGCTCTCACTAGCGGGAATCTGTTGGTACATGGTGCTTTGACCACTTCCAAAACAATCGACACGGGCGATGTATTCAAAATCGCTAGTGGCTCTCTGACTGTCACCTTTGCGTAATGGCAGATGTTTGTGGCCCTTTCACGCTTGAACAGCTAGACCTATTCGGGAGCATTGATAGTCTAGCCTTCTCGCTTGATTCAACCGTTTGGAGTGATGCGAATGTCTGCATCATTGAAGCGGCGGCATCCGCATCGGGTGCAGGGTCAGTCAACGCAAGCCCCGTAGCAGTATTGGCGGGGGCATCGTCTGTCAGTGGTGACGCACAAACACAGATTACTTACATTCGTGTAAGGAACTCAAGCGCATCTGTCAGCGGTGACGCTTCATCTTCTTCCGGCTCACAAGTTACCTATGTTTCGAGTGCTTCGATTACGGGGCTTGCAACGGTCTCGGGTGACGGGATAAGGGTAAGGTTAGGCTCAAGTTCAATCAGTGGCGTAGCGACCGTTCTAGCGGCTGGAAACGGCATCTACTCAAGCGGCGCATCGGTCTCCGGCTCTGCTTCGATCATTGGTGACGGTTATCGAGTACGAGAAGGCTCGGCTAGTCTGTCCGGTGCGGCTACGGTTTCGGCTGCTGCAATCAGAATCAGAACCTCAAGCGGTGACATAAACGGTACTGCTACGGTCTCGGCTCTCGGTGGGTTGGTCTCAAGTGCTGCGGGTATTCTTGAGGGAATAGCGACCGTCTCGGCTGTGCCATCGGTGACATTTCAAGCACAAATGTCGATCAGCGGGACAGTGACGATTTCTTGCATTGGCATCCGATTGGGTGACAATTGGTCAAATGTCGCGGCAGACTCAAACACATGGACTGATGTTAGTGTTGGTGGCAACACATGGACACCCGTAACCGCTGACGCGAATACATGGACAGATGTGGGAACATCGGGAAATACATGGACAGACACCGCAACGAATTCAAATGAATGGTTAAGGAATGGATGATGCCTACTCAAAGAATCGCATTAGGTGAATGGCTCCCCGATCAACCGGGGTTGACGGGGGCATTGACTGTGGCAAAGAACTGCTATCCGGTAACTGCGGGATACGGTGCATTTCCATCTGAGGCCAATTTCTCGGCTGCGGCTGCGGAAGATTTGACCTCAATCATTTCTGCCAAAGACCAAAGCGGTACGACAAAACTCTTTGCTGCTGGCCTACACAAAATCTACACGGTGGATTCTGTTGGGGCTTTGACGGGTGTGTTTAGCTTCACGGGTACATATGCCCAAAGCGGCACGACAACTCTAACGGTGACCTCTATTGCCCACAAGCTGAAAACGGGCGACTCGGTTTATTTGGACTTCACAAGCGGCACAGCGGCAGATGGTCAATTCACTGTTACCAAAATCAACGCTGATAGCTTCTCGATCACGACCACATCGGCGACCACATCGGGCAATGTGACTATCTCGTCTACCTCATTGGGGTACAACACGGGCGCATCTGATCGGTTTCGCTTCACACTATTCGGCAATCAGATCATTGGGACAAACTTCACTGAGAGACTGCAAGCCTATTCAGCGGATGGGAGTTCGTCATTCAAGAATCTATCAGACAGTGCGCCAATCGCTAAATTCATCACTGTGGTGCGGGACTTCGTAGTCTGCGCCCATCTTTATGAGAGTGGAACTGCAAAGCCCTTTCGAGTGCGGTGGTCAGCGATCAATGATGAGACCGATTGGGTTGAGAATGTAAACACTCAATCTGACTATCAAGACATTCCCGATGGTGGACACATCACGGGCATTCGCGGTGGCGAGTTCGGGATTATTCTCATGGAGAAATCAATCTCCCGCATGAGTTATGCCGGAACACCATTCATCTTCCAATTCGACAACATATCACGCGGCAAAGGCTGTATCGCTGCGGGGTCGGTGTGTCAGTATCAAGGACTGACTTTCTTTTTGTCGGATGATGGGTTTTATGTCTGTGATGGGCAGAAAGTCACGCCTATCGGGTCAGAGAAGGTAGATCGGTTCTTCTTCAATGATGCAAATTTGGACTTAACCACAATGTCAGCAGCGGCAGACCCAATCCGCAAGATGATTATGTGGAACTACCTCTCCACTGATGGCACAAGAAAATTACTTGTATACAACTTCACGATCAATAAATGGTCGTTGATGGAGACCACTGCGGACTACATTTCAGACGCTTCAACTGCATCCGTGACTGTTGAGCAATTGGATTCGATTAACGCATCCATTGATGCTTTGCCCGTGAGTTTGGATTCTGCTTTGTATGCTGGTGGAAAGTATTTTCTCGGCGGCACAGATGGGGCGCGGGTTATCACCTTCACGGGTGCAAACAAATCAGCGGTTCTAGAAACGGGCGACATTGATGCCGGACGCTCGATTGTGATGTTGGCCCGTCCATTGGTGGATAACGGCTCTGCGAGTGTTTCTGTGGCCTCTAGAACGCTTCTAACGCAGAGTCTTTCGTTTAGCAATGCGGCTACTGCTGATGCTGATAACCGTGTGTCTCTGAGAAGTTCGGGGAAATATCACAGACTGCGGATGCAACCAACTGGCGACAATTGGAAAACCGCTATGGGTTTGGATGTTGATATTGTTCAACAAGGTATCCGCTGATGTTTAGGATTCTTCCATTTGCCGGAGGTGAACCGCGATCTGTTGCGGAAGTCGTTAACGGCATCATGAACGGCAAGACCAATAACACGGGAAGCATCACGCTTGCTACTGGTGGTGCTACCACTACGACCATCACTGATAGACGAATCGGGCCGGATAGCATCATCTTGTTCATGCCACTAACAGCGGCAGCAAACACCGATGCTGTGCCATACGGGGCATTTCAAGACAATACAGATCAGACCATTGCAAGCACTACCACTGCTTATCCGATGACCTTTGACACGACTGATTACACCAACGGGGTGACTGTTGTAACGAGTGGTGGATTGGCCTCTCGGCTAACGGTTGCGAATGCGGGAACCTATAACCTTCAATGGTCGGGACA